AGACTATACAAAGTCCATTCTTCGTATATTTATCGAAGGTGGCAAAAAAAGCAACTAATGACCCTGTTTTTAAGTTTTTAGAACAGAGACATCAGTGGCAAAGACGTAATTTCCAGGTTAATATGGCTGGTAACTGGACAGTTAGTACAGATGGTAACGGACAAATAACTGATGCAGAGGCAGACAATTTAATCTTGGATTGTGGATATGACAAATATGGCAAAATTTTAAGTAATTCTGCTTGTCATTTCTTAGTACCAGGTTCTGTTTTAGCTATAGCAGATAGCACTGGAACTGTTCGTAGAATGAAAATTAATACGAATGCAGCTATCGCTCATAGTGGAACAGATGGAACAAATGGTATTACAACTATAACATTAGTAGGTGGTTCTGATTCTACACTAGAAATAGAATCTACTGAAGCATGGCCAGCAAGTGGTACAGTTGTTTTCAATGATAATGCTCAAGGTCAAGTAATTGGCTCAGCATACGCAGAGGGAACAGCACAGCCAACTGGTTGGGAAGATAAATTATATGACAGAGAAGGATATTGTCAAATATTCAAAACTGGTATGAATATCTTTTCAGGCACTGCTTTAGCTACTGAGTATAGAGGTATTGCTAATGAGTTTCAAAGAATCTGGCAAGATAAGTTGATGGAACATAAAATGGATATTGAGCAAACAATGTTGTTTGGTGTTGGTAAAGCTTCTGCTGAAGCAGTTGCAACTGCTCCTACTAGATATAGTTGGGGTATCTTACCATATGCAGAACAATATGGCAAAATATACAATATGTCTTACAGCTCATCTGGTTACGATGCGTTTTTAGATGCAATGGAAGATTTCTTTGCTCCTGAATCTGGTAACAGTGGTAACAAACTGGTATTAGCTTCAAGAAAAATCATTACTTATTTGAATAAATTAGGTAATGGAAGTTTTCTAAATAATTCTGTAGGCTCATCTCAATACAGACTTGATGTAGAAACTATCCCTGGTGCTTTCGGGCATACAGTAACAATGGTAAATACTATATTTGGTAATTTACACTTTGTTCAAGAGCCTCTATTAAGAGGTCCTTGGGAAGACTACGCAGTATGTGTTGATATGAAGAATGTAGCTTATAGACCACTTGTGGGTAATGGTATTAGTCGAGATACCTTCATTGAAACTAATGTGCAAGACAACGGCGTAGATGGTAGACAAGACCAAATCATCACAGAAGCTGGCTTGGAAATTAGTGTGCCTGAAACTCATGCAATTCTTAAGTTCTCTTAAGGAAGGAGTGAATAATGGCTGATGTACAAAGTGATAATGGATGGACTAAAACCGAACTTGGTAATGGCTGGGTAAAATTAACTGAAGTTTGTGATGCCTTTGAAAGTGGCACAACAGACCATGTTCTTTCTACTGCGGTTACAAATTCTACATCAAGCGCAGTTAGTGGCGGGTCTTCAATGCCTGTTATTAATGAGCTAAAAGCAGCTGGAGGTTTCATAATAGAAGTTTCTTATGCGGCTGGTACTATTCAAGCAGACACTCATCTTTTGATGAAAAACTCTGCAGGAACATACCAAAATCTAGTTGGATGTAATGATTTGATTGTTGACCAGACTGGTGGAACAACAGCTATTGGAGCATATGATGGTCCAATATCTGATGGACTTAAAGTACAAATGGAAAAAGATAGTGGAAACAGCACTGCTGTAGCTACTGTATCTTTAATCTATTATAATGGAGGTCCTAACCAATCTGATGTAACAATATCAGGTGTAGGTGCTGACCCATCATAATAAGTGGTTAGTTTATTAATCGTGAGGGGGCTTCGGCCCCTTCACACAACATGGAGATTTAAATGAGTGATTTAACAATAACACAAGCTGGAGTAACTGTAGCAAAGACAACTGCTGGTGAATTTCTTTCAGCTGATAAAAAATTGAATCAGATGAGAGTTGATGTACTGACTTTGACACCTGTAGTAAGTGCAAGTGGAACAGATGCATCAGGGGAGTTATTGTTTGATTCAACTGCGATAGAAAATATGGTATCTGTAAAGGGAGGTAGTTGTATATTACATAATATTACAGCTATAAGTAATGATAATAACGCCCCTTCTATTGATTTTATTTTCTGTCAAGTAACACAAGATTTTGGTACTGCTGGTACAGCAATATCTGGAACTATGACTCCTGCAGAAGTTGTAAATGCTAAAGTTTTAGGTCACGTAAACTTATCTGACTGGACAGCTTTAGGAAATAGCGATGTTTATGTGGGAACAAAAAGAAATATTGGATTAGCTTTACAGGCAGATACGAATACTAAAGATGTATATGTAGCTGCTGTTTTAAGAACAGCTTGTAGCTCTGCTTGGGGAGCAACAAGTGATTTGACTTTAAAATTTGGAGTAACTAGAGACTAATGGGATTCGGTCACACAGATATACCTAGTAATGGAATAACAGATTCTTTCTCTCTTTCATTTGATGGAACAGGAGATTGTGCTGGTTCTACACTAGGTGCTGATTATAGTGGTTGGAGCCCTGCTTATATACACAATAATGCTACTACAACTTTTTGGGTTAAAATGAATGATTTTTCTTCAACCCAAACCCTTGGTTGTCATGATTACAATAGATGGTATATGGGTTTTACTGGTACAAAAGCAGCAATAGGAGTAGCTGATGCTAATAATGTTTCTACTGCTATTACAATAACACCATCACCTCAAGTAGGAGAATGGCTTCATTATACTGTCGTAGCAGATGGTGGTACTGCAACTGTATATATAAATGGAACAGCACGAGGGACTATGTCTTACACTCAAGATGCAAGTGACAACCCTACACATTTTTTAATTGGTGCTACTTATAATAGTAGTTCTGCTAATTCTATAGCGTATGCAATGAATGGAAAGATATCTGATTTAGCTACTTATAAAGTAGCCCTCACTCCAGAACAAGTACAAACAATATATAATGGAAGGGAACCATTTGACCATAATGAATGGGCTTTATCACATAAATTAGATACATGGTATAGGTTGGGAGATGCTAAAATCCCTCACCTTAGTCAAGAAGTTGTGGTAGATAGTTCTAAAAATATTCCAGAAGGTGATGTAACAACAGAAGGAATTACTACCGCAACTGGCACATCTCTAATTAATTTGTATGGAGTACATGCAGGTTTTTATGGAACAGGGGGAGATGGATGGAACAGTGTTTGGTGGGTTTTCAGTACAGATTTTTCGGAACACTCGAATGGTCGTAATGCAACTTGCACAAGTGATGGTTCTAAGCAAATTTTAAGCTTCCCCGCTTCTCTTTTTAATCCAGATGCTTATCATGGAGGAGTTTTTAGATTACGTTATGAAATTACTGAAAATGCTGGTGGTATACAACTTGAATGCGGTGGAGAAAGTAATGATTTTTGTACTGCAAGAAATTTAACAAGTACGGTAGGAGAACATGAGGAGTTTATAGAAGCTGATAGTAATGCTGGTACTGCTAATAAATTAACATATCATCATTCACATTCAGGCACTGGAGATGTTTTATCAATAAGATATATTGAACTTTGCTTCTTTCCTAATGGAAAGTTGCTTAAAGGAGATACAGAATTTTCAAATGAAGGAGGAGGCTAATGGGCTGGACAAGGATACATAGAACTGAAAATGCAAACGGAGGAGTTAGTGTTAGAACTGGCCATAGCACAGAAACTATTTCCTTACTAGATTGGAATGGGGGAGCTAATAACGGTATACCTGTTAGAACATCTTCAATAGATATTCCTATTAAAGGAGATTTTTTAGTTTTAATGCAATTTAGCTCTACCATGCCTGGTACAGATTGTTGGCTTAGGATAGAGCATAGTGAAGATGGTACAAATTGGTTTGAAGAGGCTCAGCATACAGCTACTGCAAGAAGCACCACTGTAGCAGGTACTGGTGAAGATATATCTAAAATAAACTTTATAGATATGTCTGTAGTTGACGGTAGTGATAATAGATATTTTTTTCTATATGACATAGAAACACATGGAATGGCTAAATACACAAGATTTGCATTATTTGCAGATGACAATAGTGACCATAGCAGTGATACAGTAACTTTCACGCTATTGCCACATAATTTTTAATTAAAGGAGTAATAATAATGAGTTGGAAAAAAGAAAGAATGCACATAGACTTGTTTGCACTTGGAACATCTGGTTCTACAGCAGCAGGAGATACTATGTCTTATAAAGACGATAGAAAGAAGCAAGGTAAAAAGGCACCTAAAGTTGATGGAAGAGGAGCACCAATTATAGATAGACGTGACCCTGGTAAAGTAGAAAGAAGAGAAGAAAAAGCGAAAGAAAAAGAAAAAGCTGGTTCTAAAAAAACAGAGCAAAAGAAGAAACCGTAAATGGGCGTAGTTTATTCTACAAGTATAGGGAATCCTTGGCATGGTGTTAAAACTGACACTAGAAGGAAGCTTAATTTAAAAAATAAGGTTAAAAAGAAATAATGGCTACTATAAAACAAAGGATAGAGGACTTAATAGGAAGTGACTATGCTGTCATTCCAGTTAATAGCAGGAATGATTTATTTAATGCTGCTGTTAATGAAGTATCTGATACTTTACCTTCTGAATTACTACTAAAGTATGTAGCTGGTAGGTCTACAGTTAATAGTAGTGCTGGTTTGGATGCAACTGAGGAAAAGAAGATTCTACTAGTAACGAGAGAGATATCTGATACAGGGACTGAAGTTAGAGAATGTACACCAGTCCCCTTTTTTGAATTTTTAAGAGCTCAGGATGCTACTAGTATGTATACTGCTACAGTAGAATCGCCTGTATATGCATATGACATAAGTACTGCTAATGACCCTAAGTTGAAAATATTTCCAGTACCTACTCCTAATCAAGTAGCTACTATTTGGCATTTCTCATACATAGAAGGTACAAGCGGGTGGGATAACGCTGATATAGCAGGTTTGCCTAATTCGTGTTTACAGGCAATTGTATTAAAAGCTTGTATTAATTTATTACAAGCTTATATAAGTGACTTTGTACAAGATGAAGAAGATGTTGAAATGCAAGGAATGTTAACAGCCCAAATAGAGCAGTTGAATAAAGCATATGTTTCGGAAATGGGTAGATTTATAGAACAAGATGCAACGCCTAGAGGAGAATAATGACTGTTAAAGAAATGATAGAATTAATACAACAACACCATCCTCATTTAGGAGAGAAGGAAATTGTAAATAGGCTTAATAGAGCGAAGGATGATTTTTGTGCTAGAACTGAAATAGTAAAAGATTCTTATACAGCAACTGCAAATAAGGACCAAAGGTATTATACTATTAGTGCTAATATTATCAAAATACAATCTGTTTGGTTAAACGATGTTCAGATTCCTATGTTACTGGGGAAACCTACAATAGATGATGATACTGGAGAAAGTGAATAATGGCTAATAAAAAAACTAGAGCATGGTATGTAGACAAATTGAAAAGAATAGGTATTGTAGAAAAATTGACAAATGTTATTACTAAAGATGGTTACACATCTGATTGGGGTTCATTATCAGAATCAAAGGATTTAAGGATATATGCAATCTCTAGAGATGTTGATTTGACTGTTAATAATATAACTAATACATGGAATCAGATACCTACGCAATTTCATGAAGCTATTGTAACCAAAGTTATAGCAGGTGGATATAAAGACCCTAGAAATATGGAATTAAAGTTAGCTCAGTATTTTGATGCAGAGTATTCTATAGGAGTTAAAGAGGCTAAAAAATATTCTAAAAGCAATTATCAGGTAACTGGAACTATAAAACAACAGGATTTCTAATATGACTACATGGACAAGAGAAGAGACAGGTGGAGGAACAGGTACAGAATTATCTAAATTCGAACAAGTAACTGTAGATAATATTGTAATCAATGGTACTAATATAGGACATACAGATGATTTAGATTTATTAGCTTTGTCTTCAGGAACTTTGACTATTAATGGTTCACTAGCTGCTACAGGTGCAGTTTTTAGTGGAGCAGTAGTTTGTGGAGGAGGTTTACAATCTAGTACTGCTGTTACTATTACTAATACACTTACTGTAGGTGCTGATGATACAGGGCATGATGTAAAATTTTGGGGAGATACAGCTTCTAATTACTTGTTATGGGATACAAGTGCAAATAGTTTAAAGATTAATGGGACAAGTGCTGGACAAGAGCAACTTGTCTTATCTAACAATGAAGCAGGTAATGGAAAGGCACCTTTAATAGGATTTTATAGAGATAGTGCTAGTCCTGCAAATAATGATGATTTAGGAGGTTTTAAATTTTACGGTAAAGATGCTGGTGGAGCAACTACTGAATATGCTACAATGTTTGCTGATATAGTAAATACAGTAGATGATGCAGAAAGAGGAGGATTATGGTTTTCAGTAAGAACTGAAACAGCAGGTGGAGCAGCTAATGTTATAAAAACGGGACTTAAAATTCAAGGCACTCT